TTCCCGGGGTTCGCCTTGTTGTAGGAGGCGCGTCCTTTGGCGTTCAAGCCTCCGCTCTCGGACTTCCCTTCCTTGCGCGTCCATGCTGGGGTCTTAGCCATAGAAAATAGTGATTTTTGCTGCTGTTGGCAGCGTTACATGAACGTCTGTTGAAAACAAGATGCCTTCTCCGGGAATAATGTTTCCAAACGGGTTGTTTGTGTTGGCGGGAATGTTAAATTGCAACCGAATAGTGCCGCCTGCGCCACCATCACGCAAAATAATGTCGCCTGCTGTGCCGCCAGACAAGCATTGGTAACCCTTCACACGAACGCGTTCAGACACCATAGTGCCGGTAGCTTCAACGTGCGCGGATTTTACGTCATACTGCATCGTCATAATCAATCTCCTGATTTAACAGGGGCCGAAGCCCCGTTGGGTTGATTATTGGTCAGCAAATGCAGGGGCAGTTGCGCCAACCACAGTGCCAAACACTTGCCAATTTGTACCGTCCTTTGCAATCACAGTGATTTGCGCAGAAGCTGGCACATTCACTTGCAATTTAGAGTTGGAGTTGCCGTCAGAGAACACAACAGAAGCTGCGCCATCGTCAGTGTCATGGAACGCCACACCGCCAATGAAGTAGTTGGTGTTTGAACCAGTATTGATGATGAAGTCGGTGGCATCCGCCGCGCCGCCGCCATACACAAACACAAACGATGTACCGGCAACAGGAGCAGGCAGTGTGTATGTGTTGTCTTGAGTGCCGTTGGGGACAATGTTGACCATGCCACCAGCGTTTGCTGCTGCGGTCAAAGTTGCGCTGCCATCTGCCAAAGCAACTGGGGTAGCCACGATACCAGAAGCGCCCAAAGAAACCGGGGCGGTAGAAACCACGCCAGTAGTTGCGTTGATGGAGATAGTTTGAAAGCCGTTCTGTGAACGAACTGGCCCATTGAATGTGGTATTTGCCATGATTTTTTCCTTACATGCAAGTGAGGGTGTTCTGTCTGCATGTCGTCAGCCGGGACTGTCAGAACACCGGAAAACCCCGGAATGGTTTGAATATACAGCAAAAGAAAAGGGGACGCTAGTCCCCTTTCCTCAAGTCGCTTACGCGCCTGCTGAACCCCACATACCGAGAGGATCAGACCAGCCGAAGCTGTAACGCTCACGAGCTTTGTAACGGACGTTGCCGGTATCAAAGTCGCCGTCCATCGAGTTAGCCAGAGGCATACGCTCGAAATGCTTCATACCGTTTGGAACGTCGGTAATCAAATACCAGCCGTTTGTGTCGGTCAAGAAGTGGTTGACGGTGTAGCCTTCAGGGATTGCACCCATCTGCTTCAACGCGTTGATGTCGTTGTCAGCAGTGGAAACACGCAGTTCAGTGTCAAGCAGACGCTTGGCAACGAACATCAGTGAAGGAGGCACAATCATCTTGCGAGGCTTGGCAGCGATCAACAGACCACGTTCATCAGTCCATGCAGCGATTTGAATCACAGCATTTTCCAAGGAGGTCTCGTTCAAGTCCACACCGGTGGTGGGGCTGTTGTAGTTCACGCCACCGGAGACCAGTGGGTGACCAACACGAGTGCTGGAACTGTTGTTACCGAACAAAGTGACACCGTCGCCGCCCAAGTAAGAGCCGTTGAAACCGTTGTTGATAACGGAAGCAGCTTTAACTTGTTTGGTGTAGGCCATTGCACGGGCCAAGGCTTTGGTGTAGCGAGCAGACAAGCTGTCGTACAAGTTATCTTCAATCGCTTCTTCAGTGATTGAGAAACCCAAGGCAATGGTTTCGTGGTTGTAGCGGGCGGTGAATGCTTCTTGCGCATTGTCATAGGAGATGGCAGAGCCTTCATTCTTGACAGGTGCGGCAGCGAAGCCAGCCAGCTTGGTCTCTTCTTCGAAGCTACGCTCTGATTTCTCAGTTTCGTAGATTTCTTTGTGCTCTTCGCCGTAGCGAGCATATTCCATACCGAACAAAGCGTTCAGACCGGGGAGCAACTCTTTAAGTAGTTGTGAACGTGAAATAGCCATTTTGAGTTACTCCTTATTAGGACGATGCAACGCCGAGCGGGTTCATGTAGGAATGCACACCGAAATTGAGCTTAACCAGAACTTCTGGGTAAGTGTCAGTTGGGGTGATGATGTCCACGATGCGCATGGCGAGAGTGGTGGTGGCTGCACAAGAACCCCAGTTAGCACCTGTGTCCAACGCAGTCTGGGACAGACCGGTTGTTGCATTGCCAGTGAAGGTTTTGACTGCCGCGTTTTGACCGATAGCGCCCAAGGCACCATAAGTCTTGGTTCCAACAGCAGTGTCTGCTTGGATGGAATACAACTGGTCTGGATCATCGTTGATACGGATGTACACGTCAGTGTAGCCAGCAGAGATTGCGCCGGAAGGCAAGTACTGAGCGTACAGAACTTGGCCAGTGGCTGGGCTCACGTAACGAACACCAACGCACACACCCAAGATACCAGCAGTTCCGGGAGTGGAAGTAGCTTGATAGTCGGGAGCGACGGGGGAAGTCGAGACGGGAGTGACCAAACCAGTAGCGGCCATGAACATGAGCGCACCAGTGTAGTAAGCGGAAGCAACGTTCGCATTGAGTTTGTACTCACGAATGGTGCCGCCGTTGAAGGACTGACCACCGATCAAATTGACCGGCTTTAGCCCGTAGGGGGTTTGTGTAGCTGCCATTGAAGGACTCCTTGTTTACTTAGAACCTGAACCAAAACCCGCGCCACGACTGGTTGTTGACTTGCGGTCAGCAAACAGAGGCATACGCGAATCATTGTTTCGCATGAAGTGGTTATCCACTGATTCCATCTGGTTCTGAGCTTGCTGGTCGTAGTAGTCATCCCGTGAACGTGCTCTTTCGGCAAGCATCTTGCAAAGCATGAGGCCACCAATTTCCACGTTGCCGGTTGCGGCACTACCAGTAATCATCAGTTCCGGATGGTCTACTGCTTTCACCGGTTCCCAACCATCGCGCATCTTGCGAGACACGTTGGTCGGTTCGGCCTGTCCCAAGACATGTGTGGCTACCCAACGGTAGACATATCCGGGTTCAGGTGTCGGATCGGGCAGCGCAGTCGGCGGTACGTATACAGCACGAGCTTGCTTTTCGCGTGAGACATTGTCACGAGGGGTACGGTTTTCAGCCATTTGAATTCTCCAATTTTAAAACTTCAGCAACATACTTCTTAGGATCAAGGTTGTACTTTTTAATTAACGCAGCTTGCGATGCAGTTAATTGGACTTTCCTTGTTCCAGTAGAGCGCGTTGCCGGAGCAACCACTGAAGAAAGTCGCTTAGGCCGTTGTTCGCTAGATCCGCCGAACATTTCGGGGAACGTAGACTTCACGCGAGCATCAATTTGCTCGAAATACTCATCAGAGCGGGGATCAACCCCGTGTGCAACCAGTTTTTGATGCAGCCCTAGTGCAAAGCTGGAAACTTCCTCGAACCCTTGTGCTCCGAACCACTGGTTTTTTGCCTGCCAGCGCAGTGTCTTTTCGTCCGGTTGCACCTGTTGGGTTGCAGGTTGTTGATGTTGTACTGCATATTCTTCCACTTGTAAAGGGGCTGGACGAAAATTTTGTACAGCAGCCATCTTCATCTTGGCCTCGGTCAAAGCTTCTTGGGCGGCAAGGATGGCATCGGTGTCAAAAGACTCCTGCGCCGCCTTGTAATCCCGTCGGGCTTTGTCTATCTCCGCCTCAACGGCGTTCTTGGCCATGACACTGTACTGCTCAGTGCCGTTGTTCACAAATTGACGCAGACGCTTGTTCTCTTCAATTGTGTGCTGTGCAAGACGCTCGAGTTCTTGCTTTTCGCGGGCCAAGGCTTCTTTGGCTCGGCGCTCGTCGTGACGGGCGTGAGTCAACTCCTTGATGCGAATCTTGACCTTGTCGGAGTAGTTTTCAATTTCGTCGTCAGTGGGATCTTCAATCTCTCTGTCCAACGGTTTGCGGCCACGATCCTGTATGGGCGTGTCATCTACGATTTCAATCTCAACATCGTCTTCTACTTGGACTTTGTCGTTATCGAGCTCGTCAGGAAATTTATATTGCTCTGCCATTTCTACTCCTTATGCGCGGGTGAGTCCGCGAGGGTCTTGCACAACAGCGTCAATCTGATCGTCATTAATCAGTCGAAACTCTTTTCCGAAAATTTTGAATCGCGTACCGGAATATGTACGAACGAGTACGAAGTCACCTTCCTTGCACCACGGGCCACCGGGGAACTTGGTCTGGTCTTTGTACGCGTCTGGGCCAACTTTCAACACGAACAAAACGGTTGTGGCGCTTTCTTCTTGTCGCATGGTTGTGGCATCTCGAACTAAATCGAGACTGGTGCCAGCGATCTTTTCATCGACCTCTGGTACAGCACACAACAACTTCCAGCCCGTGGGGGTTGGGAGCATCGTGGCTTTAGTTTCATCGTCTGCATCTTGCTCGGGAGCGTCGATGGGTTGGATGGCTTCAGGCAGGGCAAACTGCCCCGGTTCAAGAACGAGTTCACTCATTTGCTTTTTCAACTTTCTCTGCAAGGTCAAGTAAGTGGCGCTCTGCGATGGCTAGACCCTGAATAACACCGCAAAGTTTTTGATACTCATCAAAGTTGCGACATGCCCCACCCGCGCAATCGTCTGCGTAGTTGTTCATGTCGGTGCGTATTTTTTCGCGCAATACGCGTGCGAATTCATCAATCATTTAGTTGGTGGCTCCTTGTTTTGTTTGCTAACAGTTAACGCAGTCTTGCGTGCATCCATTTCTCGTTGCAGCGCAGTCTTACGCGCATCCAAGTCTGCGGCGGCTTTGTGCTTGGCCACATCAATACCCAACCGGACGCCTTCGCGTTTTTGCTCGGCTTCCATGCGGGTTTGATCTTTTCTGATGTCCACACCAAGGCGGGCTCCATCAATTTGTGTTTTAACGTCCAAAGACTCTCTATCCAGTGCAACGCGCTCGCTTGCAATTTGCGCATCAGTCTGAGTCTTCTGTGTCTTGAGTTGCATGTCTTGCTGGGCCACCTGCATTTTGAGCTGCATGTCTTGCTGGGCCAACTGGTTCTTGGCTTGCAAATCTTGCGACTTGATCTGCAACTCTTGCTGTCTAAGTTGAAGTTCAGCCTGCTGCAACTGGAGCACAGGGTCTTGAGCTTGCTGTTGAGCTTGCTGCTGTGCGGCTTGAGTTTGCGACTGCTGCACCACTTGCTGTGAGGCTTTGGCCAACAAACTTGCCAGTGCAAATTCTGCTTGTGGCGGCAGGTTTTCGTCGTATTGTGGCAACGCTGCACCAAGCTGTTCCTCCACTTTGCGGCGGTACTCAAAGCCAACGTGCTCGGCAATGTGAGCCATCAGGGCGGCAGAAATCTGTTGGGCCTTGGGGTTTTGTCCCAGCATCTGGGCAATGCTTGGGTCTTGGATCATGGCCATGTGCACTTGGATGTGCGACTGGTGATCTTGGAACATGAACGCTTTGGCAGGCTCACCCTTGATGAGGCTCATGTTTTCAGACACGGGGTCTTTGGGCTTCATGTCGTCTGGCATGGGCACCAACTTGTCGGCGTTTTTGATACCTAGAACTTCCAGCATTCCCCTGTGCAACTGGGGCAGGTCGTAAATATCAGGGGCCATTTGCGCCATCTGAATGACCGCTTGGTACTGGACAACCCGCTGGCTCATGGTGGCCGCGTTGGGGTCGCTCACGGGGATGATGTCAATGTGGTCGTAGTCTTCCTTCTTGGCTTTGCGTGGGGCATCAACGGGGTCGTAGTCGTAGTCCGGCTCAGTGAAATCCCTAATGATTGCGGCCAACAGGCGCAACTCTTGTTTAAAGCTGTAGTGCAGACGGGCTTGCACGGCGCTCATGACTTTGAGCTGGCGCTCCAACAGAGCCAGTGTGGTGCCCACCGGCGCTTGAGCAGACATGTCGCTCACGTTCATATCCGCTGTTGCGGCAAAGCGACGACCCTCTTCCACAATCTTGTCCAACAAGCCAGCCAAAACCATTGATGGCTCTTTATATGGCAGTGGCAGGATGCTGTCGCGCAGTGCGCCAGACCCCAAATCTACATCACGCCACTCTCCGGGTGCGATGGGGGTGTCGTCGCCTTTGATGCGCATGCCTCGAGTCTTGAGGCCCCCGGGGAGGTTTGACAAAGTACCTGCGTCAACAAGCTGGCGCATGAGGCTGGTAGCCGAGCGGGCGTATCCGCCAATGAGGTGGAAAAGGCCAAAGCCGTAAGCTCCAAAACCCGGGATGTATTGGTAGTGAACGAAGTGCTGTCGTTTGAGTCTGAGTGGATCATCTTGTTCCCAGTTCCGGCGAATGGCCAGAACATCATTGCTGCCTTTTATCAGGGTAACTACGTATGGCTTGGTGATGCCTGTGGGCTCGTCGTCATCATCCAAGTCCTCATCGCCATCAAGCACCAAGTCAACATGGCACTCGTACAGGGTGTAGCGGTCGTCGTTCAGGTCACTGAAGCCAGTCTCTTTGTCCTTGGCCTGCTTGATGTTGTCGCGTTCTTTACCGGGCTCGGGCAGCTCAATGTCACGATAGAAGCCTGCCTGAACGAGCTTGGCAATCTCGTTCTTTGTCTTGCGCATGACGTGGGTCAGGCGGTAGCAGGTGTCCATGTCTGTCGTGCCGTAAGGCAGCAGGATGTCTTCTGCTGGGATGAACATCGAGACTTGGCGACCAAAGCTTGGGTCGTAGTAGACCTTCTTGAACGCTGAGCCAGTGGCTGGCAGTGACCACAACATGCGCTCATGCTCGGGGCGGAACTCACGCATCACGTCTGTCAACTGATAGTTCATGTCAGCCTCGACACGCACCGCCGCTTCTTGCTTCTCAGGCGTTTCCTTGCCCAAGATTTTTGTACGCACCGGCCCTTGCGCAGGAAACTGCTCCGTGATCGTCTCAGACTGGAAGCGCACTACGGCCTCGGTAATCATGGGGTGGAACACGCCACAGGCTCCGTTCCAAGGCTCTGTGCGCTCCTCGTACTGGAGGCCCAACAGCTTCAAGCCTTCTGTATAGGCTTTCTCCCAGTCCTTGCGGGAGTTGCGGTCTTG